AGTATTATTACCAGAACCAGATTCTGCTACCTTTAAAGGAACTACTGTTGTATCTGGTACTTTAAATGTTTGTATTAATTCTTTTATAGTTACTTTTGGAGGAGCTAAATAAATTATCTCGCCTGTATTTTCTTTTAACGGATTGACGATAATATTATTTGTCCATAATACATTTGGCTCCTTAACATAAAACTCTGAATTTGGGTCTTCTGATAGTGGTAACTGTTCACCAGTTTCTGCATTAACTAATGCCCTACCTGCTAAATACAATGTTGCACGTCCGGCAGCTGTATCCGGATAAATGTAAAGAACTATTACACGTGAGCCATCCGCTGCTAGATAGTTCAAAACTTCATAAAATATTGGCGTCCCGTTCGAATCAAATATTTCAAACTGAACTTCCGATGCTTTTACTAAGTTCTGCGTACCTTGAATCTTAATTACGTTCTTACCAGCGACTAATTCGGTTGGTAAGAATGTAATATTAAAATAGTCACTCGACGTAGGAGTTTTATCAACTATAACTCTTGGTCTTTTAAGTAACCTCGCAAGATTTTTAGGCTCATTACGTTTTTTAATCATACAGTAGAATCTCTTTTATATTAAATATAAAAAATTAGGATTCTACTCTATTTTACTTCGTATTGAATCTTTGAGTAACCGTTGATTTTTGATAGTTCGATAATATTATCAACCATATCACGTGCTTGGTCGATATGTGATATTAACATGGTAAATTGGAATTGTGATTTTAAGTATTCAAATAACATACCAATACTAATCAACATGTTCGAATCTAAATTACCTAAACCTTCATCTATTGCTAAGAAGTTTGGTCTTGGTAAACTCGATACATGAATTAAACTTGAACGTATAGCTAATGAACTAATAAATCTTTCCATACCTGATGTTAATTCTATAGGCCAAAAATTGTCATCGTCATATACTATATAAGCATTAATATTCTTACCGTCCGTTTCTAACATAATATTAAAGTCTACTAATTGACTCAAAATGTTATTAATCTCATGTTCAATTTGCGGTAATACACGTTCAATTAAAAGATATGGAACGCCGTCACGTTTAATTGCATCTAAATACAATTCATATGCTTGATATTGAGTTTCTAAGTTACGTAACTTATTTACTCCGTCAATAGCATCTGATAACTGTTTCTTAATAACTGATAAATGTGACGTAGCATTGATGATACGATTATCTATCTGTTTTAGTTCCTCTTGTAATGTAGCACGTTCGTCTTTTAATTCATCTATAGATAATTGTATTTCATAATTGGCTTGACTAGCGTCTATTTGTGCATTTGACCTATCATATCTATCTTGTAACACACTTATTCTTGAGATTAGGTTACTTTCCTTTTGCTTCAATAACTCTATGTCAGACGCAATCTTATCAGCCTTAACCGTTTCTCGCTCAATAGTAGTTTTTATTTCTTTTACAGCTGCTATCTTACGTTCCGTTAAATCATTTTTAATTGTCTCTGTTAATATTTGTACTTGATTTTTAAACGTTAAATAGTCTTGTTCAAGTGTAGGCAATTGAGCTTTAGATTTTTCTGCATCTTGTACAAATGGATTAGCCGTACAGAATTTACAGTTAGGGTCATATTCATGTGTAGCTAATTTTTCAACAGATGAACGTACGTGATTTAATTGCATTTCCGTTTCAAACAATGAATGTGCATAATGTTCTAATTCTTGTTTGCGTTGATTTAATGCTTGTAAATCTATCTGTAACGCTGCTTCATCTACATTATCTAACTTCTGTGCAAATGTAGCTATATCATGTTGCATTTGTTGCAATGCATTCGTTCTTTCAACATGTTGTGTACGTATACTAATTATATCCGTATTTGTATCTTCAATTTGTCTCAATATGATATCCGGACTTTCCAATGTATTATCAACCGGAATTAATTCTGTTGTCTTAGATTCAATTAAATCATTTAAGCCAGAAATTAAATCTTCATGTTCTCTTTTTTCCGTTTGTAACTTTTCAAGTTTTAGTTCCGTACGTTCGATGTCTTGTCTAGATTCTGCTATAATAGTAGAATAGTCATAACGCTTATATTCTTTTATTAATGTAGCAGTTTCTTTGCTTTCATCGTTTGCAATATTATATAGTTGTTCAAATACATTAATATCTAAAAATGATGCCAATAAATCTTTACGTTCTTTTTGAGACTTATCGATAAAGCCTGAGTTATTATTTTGTAATGACAATGCCGTTAAAACAAAATCGTCATACTCTCCAATATGTTGTCTGATAACTTTATTGGTATTATCACGTTGGTCAGCATTTAATACTATTTCAACGCCGTTCGTATCTATCATATAAAAGTTTACATCAACTCTTACATGCCCTTTTTTATCTTTAGTACCGTTACGTTCTATGAAATATCTTTGACCTTCTAACTCAAATTCAAACTTACTAGTAAACTTTGTTTTCTTATTGTTTAGTACGTGTATGGCTTTATTAGTTCTGGAACATCTATCAAAACAACAAAATGCCATAGCATCTAATAAAGTACTTTTACCACTTGCATTGCTAGCAAATAGTCCATAAGTACCTTGCATGTTTTCAAAGTCAATCCAATTGTCTTCGCCGTAACTAAACATGTTACTGAATTCAAATCGTTTTGGAATCCAAACTACATTACGAGTTACTGCCGTATCTATTAATTTAGAATTTGTCGTACGGTTGATATGTCTTACTGCATCGATAACTTCATCTGGTACAATATGATTTGCATTCAAATAATCTGTTATTAAATCATTTTGATATTCTACATCACGTACGTTTGCAAATACTATTTTACCGTTGGCATTTGTTTGTGAATGTGCAACTACTTTTTGTATAGTTAATTCTTCTATCTTGCGTTTTCGTTTGATATCCGCAACTAATACTTTAAGTGCTGCTGAATCTGTATTTGATACTCTAAAACACAATCTAGGCTTTTTAGGAATGTCATCCGTCCAATTAGTTATTTGACCATCAGTTACTTCTAATGTATAATAACCATAATCATTTTCTATACGTACAAATTCAGATTGTTTAGTTGCTAAATCCCATACTAATATACCGTGAAACAATCCTTCACCATGACTTTGTTGTATTAGACTACCTGGGTATGCAATTGTCTTGTCATCATCTAAATATTGAAACTTATGTATGTCTCCTAACAATACTAAATCATGTCCTGCAAATATATCGTTAGTAACGTGCATATTTGTTAATGACGCTCCTAAGTCTGTTGTAGCATTATTTACAGCGCCGTGATGCAAAGCTATTTTATATTTAGCATCAAATGTACTAGCATGTATGAAATCAGATGGCTTATCAAATACCGACATTACATTGAAATGTACACCTGCTATTTCGTAAACGCCTGTATCTTTTAAATAATACAAGTTAGGTTCGTTCATGGCTTTTATAATTGGATACAACGCATCCATACGCGAACTGTTATTTAAGTTACAGTCATGATTACCTGCAATCACTATGGTAGGAGCTAGTTTAGCTAATTCTGAAAAGAATTCACTCACTAAATCAATCAACTCTGGCGACATGTCTGTTTTCGCATGTACAATATCTCCAGCTACGTAAATAACCGAATTAGCCGTTTTTGTCTTCTTAATGTAAGCATATAAACGTTTGAATACTTGACGATATTCAGTATGTCGTTTCATATTTCTAACATGTACGTCAGCTATATGATAAATTTTGTCAATGCTTGTTAGTTTTGTTTTTATACTAATCATATGATAATTTCACTACCAGATGCTTTGCTTGTTAATGAACTTATTAACGTTTGTGCAAATAAATCTGATTCGTTCATTTGTGTTGTCTTTTTAATAATTTCTTGTATGCGTTTAAAACCTATTTCACTTGGGTCTTTTTGTTCTAAGTCTACAAAGTAAACTCTAATACCTTTACTTATAAAATAATTTGCCGTTTCCAACGCTTGCTTTCGAGCATCTTTATCCAAACAAATATAAATGTCTTCTACATTCATATCAATTATTTTAGTTCGTAATGCATCATTGATAGTTTTACCGAACAACGGTATTGCATTACGTTTTATAGCAATAGCATCAAAAGCTCCTTCAACTAATATAACAGGTAGTTCCCAATTTATAAAGAGCTCAAATCCAATTATGTTTTTATTTACGTTTGGATTTTTATGTTTATGCTGGTCATCTTTATAATAGCCTCGACCTACAAAGTAATTTAAGTTACCTGTACTATCGAAACTCGGAACTATAATCTTACCTGCATACAAACCAGTTTCGCAATAACCGATTCGATACTTAATGATATCAAAAATTGTTACGCCTCTACGTTTTAAGTATGCAAATGCATTTCTAAACTCAGGAGATACTTCATTACTTACCCATAATGGTTTAAATTCATCTGGTAATTTTACATCCGTATTTACTTGTTGATTGATTTGTTTGGTCGGTAAACTACCGTCCTCTAATAAATCGTATAGTTTAGCTGTCTTGTCTCTATCTACGTTTAATTTACGAAATAGCGTAATTAACTTTTTACCGGATGCGTTGCACACCCAACAATGCCAATGTTGTAAAGCTAAGTTAATTTCTAACTTACGTTTTGAATGATGACAAAACGGACAATAAAAGGATATGTTTTCCTTAGTGGTTGGCTTACCTTTACCTAATACCGATTCTAATAATAACGTAATTCTTGACGTACTCATCTAGAAAAATATAATATCTTTCTATCACGCTTCCAATAAATCTCGTACAAAAAACTTTCCTAATATATTATCGTTGTACGATTTATCAGGTTGTGTTAAACATTCGTATTTAAACTGATAATGTACTTCCCAATATGTTAATTGTTTTTTAGATTTGCAAAAACGTATGATTTCACGACTAAAGTTTTCTTCGCCAAGTTCTTTTACGTCTGCTTGTAATGGTTTATTACTACCCCAATACTTTAACCAATCTGATTCTTTTATAACACGTTTATGTGTAGGTTTCTTGCCAGGCTTACTCCAAGCCGCAAGTTCTTTTTGAGTCATTTTTTTCTTTTGATTGCTTACGAGACTCTTCTTACCAATATAAAATTTACCCGTTTTTAGGTTGGTTATCTTGTATATAAACCCCTGAGTACCTTCTGGTATATCATTTATATCCGCAACCTGTTTTTGTTCATATAACCACATATTTTTATTTCTTTATGTATCCCATCTAATAATTATGTTTGTATCTACATCCGTACGTTTTTGTAACGGAGCACTTAGTTTAGCAACTGCTAACATTTCACCTCGTTCATTATACAATCCTATTGTAGTAATGTATGGTGTTAATGAACCTGATAGTAATTCATCTATAACTTCGTCCGTGTCCGGGCCTTTTACTGCTGTTGGATTGAAAGTATAATTAAATTTATCTTTCGGTACGCGTATGAATACTTCATTCTCATATACTCTATGCGTTGATTGCATCGATGCTGTCCAAGCGTCACTTAACATGTTATGGTACTTAGGCATCGGACTCGAAATAACAATACTACCATGTCTATAAAATACATTACCAGCTACGTTGGTTTGATATAACGAACCCGTATCAAAATGTCTACCAGCTAAACTTGTTATTTCGGTTTGTGATAAGCCTGTATTGTAAATACGTACTTCATCTATAGAACCTGAAAATGATTCTGCCAATGTACGGTTCAATGCTCCGATATATAAATTAGAACGATTGATTGGATTATCTCTTAAATTATCTGTCGTACTAGATTCTAATGTTCCATTAACATATAATTGTAAAGCACTACCTGTCTTTTGATATAAGATATGTGTATGCACACTTGACGTAATTATAGTTGTTGATGTTAACGATGTTGAATATGTACCATCCGAACGACGTACTAAAATCTTACCGTTATCAGCACCTGCAGTTTGGTTGTAAATATTAACGTCCCAAGCGTATGCATTAGCTGGTATTGCTTTGTAACTTGCGCTAATAATACCTTGTTTAACTAATAAATCTCTTTCGTAAGTAGTACCTCTATTATTTAATATAGAGTTTGTTGTCTTAATCGTATCCGATTGTGATACTGGAGCTTTAATCCATAAACTTACAGCAAAATCATCTGCTTTTCCGTATATGAATTTTTCTTCGTCATATACCGTTTCTATTACGCCTGGAGTCTCAAACGTTGCTGCAATACCACTTGCTATATAGTTACCGTTATTATTTAACTCCACACCCGGTACAAAACTAACATTTATAGCTTGTGATATCTGGTCTGGCGCATATTTTTTGCTAGTCCAATTAGTAAGACCTGTATATGTTCCAAAGTTACCTATAATATATTTGTATTGGTCATTAAAGCCCCAATATGCTACTAAATTTTTTGCTGGAGCAAATGATGTACTAATAATAGCACCGTCTTTTAAATTTCCGAACTTATCATCTGATAAAGAAAACGTTGGATTTGTAATAGTTACTGACCCAGGATAAATTTTTTCACCTGTATATGCATACGGTATAGAAAATATACTAGCTGAGTAATAAATAAATTTTTCTGTTTCTCTTCCAGCATGTTCAAATGTTTTTGCTGGGTCATATGGAAATTTGTAATATTGTTGATTTACAGCATACCAAGATAAAAATTGATTCGAATCGTCAAAATTTACAGGGTCATTTTCTGCTTTCGTATCACCTAACGGTGTAATAGCTTTACTGTATAACCCAGTTAGAGCTGCAATACCAGAACCGCTATAGTTGGCATTATTGAATTCTATATCGCCATGTGCAACAGCGACGTTAGTTTGATAATCGCCATCCTTTAAAGGTTCAAAAACACTTGCAAGTTCTGTCATAAAAAAATTCTCTATACTTTATAATAAATATAGAGAATTTTAATATAAGGGTGTTTATCGAAGCTTGTCTATTACAACGTTTGGGTTTTTACGTATATCACTTTCCCAATATCGATATATGATAAACCCGCGCGATTCTGCCAATTCTGTTTTTATTTTATCATTTTGCTGTATTTCATTCGCTTTATCATAATGATGTTTTGTATCTGGGTTTCCGTGCCAAAAATCTCCATCCACTTCTAACAAAATATTTGTATCTTTAATTAAAAAATCATATGATTTACATATCGACCCATTATTTATAAAATACTGAAAATGATATTGTATATTATGTTCGTCTAATACGTTTGCTACTAACCGTTCTAATGTATTCATTTTTCGATGTTCAAATATCTTTCGAATAGCTTCAGGCGTATGAGTTTTACCATACATACCGTTACGTTCTCCTACACTTAATTTATTATCGATACGCGTACGAGACATTTTTTGTTTAGCATCAGTTGTATGTTGTTTACCTAACATCGGATGTATATTATGTTCATAATAGCGTTTTTTAGCATTACTTATATTACGTTTACCTTCGTTTGTATGCTTAATTCCTTTACGTGGATTTTTTTCACCTACCCACGTTGCTCGAAGTTGTTTCGAGCATGCTACGCTGCAAGTCGCAGATTTGCCAGATGAATGCGCATGTATTAATGTACCACAAACTTCACAATCTTTATATTTAGGAAAGTCACTACGATGTGTTTTTAAATAGTCTATAAATTCGACAGCATGTACTTTTTTTAGATGGGCCGATATACCTTTTGTATTAATTTCCTTTTTACAATATTCACACGTAACTATATACATAGAAAAATCCTTTAAAGGATTTTAATGGTATATTCTACCTTAATTTTTATTACATTCTCTCAAAAATCAAGCTTGACTTTAATTAAGGCTTCACGCGTAAATGATTTTAATAACGGTTTACTTAATTTTGCTACCGCTAATAACTCTGTACGATTATTGTATAAACCTACTGTAGTAATATAAACTTTAGGGTCATTAATGAAAGTTGCTTGTGCAATATCTCCATCCGAACCTGTTGTAAATGATGGGTTATTACTAAAGTTATATTCGCTGTTCTTAGCACGTACGAAATAATAAGTCGATTTAACTAATTCTGAAGAACGTGCTTCAAATGCTAATGGATTAGCTGCGTTATCTGTAAAGTGTACAGATGCCCCAGAAATCGACGTAAATAATTTGAATGCATTATTACCTTCAACACCTGAACCTGTTACAGTATTGAATGAACAGCTTTGATTTAATTTATCGCCGTTCAATATCGCTACACCTAACTGAGGATAGAATAATCCGTAGTAATGAGGTGCTGTTGAATTATATACGCCTTCTGAAATAGAACCAGATACTAAATGATAACGTTTACCTGATTGTCCAATAGATGCAGGTGATAAACCACTATCATCAATTAATACAATCGGCTTACCAGATGTTAAAACTTTTACGTTAGAACCGGTATGAACGTTATTCGCAACGAAAGCACCTGATAAAGGAGCTAAGCTAATTTGGAAATTTCCTGGGTCTAATTGTTCACGCATTCTAGCTCTATTAACGTTAACAACATAAATTTGATTTGTATCAACACCTTTAATACTAAATGTAGTATCGCCTGGCTCTAATAACATTAATCTATATTGTGAATAAATAGCACGTGCTGGACTATCATTTACTTGTCCGCCTTGGTCTGCTGAACCTGAACCTAATTTATTACCATACGCTACAGCAAATTGAGGAGCTGCTAAAGGTGCGGTAGATGAACTTTGGAATACTTCGTAATAATATTGTTTTTGTGTTGCGGTTTGAGCCGATGATGTAAAGAACGTTGTTAACGCTCCAACATTACCTGACCATAAACCTTTGGTAACTGTCTCTTGCTGGTTTGCAATAACATCACCTGCTATGAACGGAGTATATATACGACCAAAGGCTGCTTGTGAAGCTGCTATCGCTTGTTGATTAGCAGCTGCAACTATACCTTCTTGTATAAGTTCTAATACTGCAGGGTCATTACGTAATTGATTCTTACGAGCTGCAATAGTTTGATTTGATTGTCCTGTATTTGCCATTTTCTTATAGTTCCTTTAATTAGCCGTTAGTTGCTGTTGCTGTAGTTTGTTTCTTAACTGTTAATGTTAAAGTAGCTCTACCGCCAGTTTCGTTACCAATAATTGTAATTGTTGCAATTCTATCTGCTAATGGTTGAGGTTTAGCTGTAATTGTAAAACTTAAACCTACAACTGATACTGTAGTAGCAGCTTCTGTATCGCCAATAAATGCTGGAATACTTGCTAAAGCTGCTTGAGGAGCTGCTTGGTTTACATTTAAAAATGCAGCATCCGAATCTGATAGAATTGCGGTATAACCAAATGTTTGGTTACTTGATGGAAAGTTAATAGTCGATGGCGTAATTGGATACACTTGTCCTTGTACCAATGTCACTGCCGTGTTACCAATATTTACTACCGGTATACGTACTGTAGATTTTGGTAAAGTAACTAATTTGTATTTCATTACCTGTGTATCATCCGGTACAGCTTCCGTTAGTGGTAAGTTTTCAATTACTGTACCGTAATATGCTGTTCCTAACGGATGGTCAGGATTCCATAAATCATAATCTACCTCGTCATCTGACAATGCAAATTGAGTAATGTTGAATTCGTTACGACCTCTAGCTAATAATTCTCTACCTTTTTTAGTAAGAATCGCATCGACTGTTATAGATGAGTTATCTAAATATCCCATGTTTGTCCTTATTTCTTTAATATAAATATATCAATCTTAAAAAATATCCTTTTATTCAATAATTAAGTCTGTACCAAATGACGAATCTTGACGTACAATTTTATTTGCATTTGTTTCGAATACTTCAATAACTGGACCACCGTCAGGTGTTTGAACTGACTTAACGTTTATATCAGGTGCTGATAGTTTACAACCGTCATACCATAAATTATTTAATGCCGTTGTTTCATCATCTTTATAATCTGCAATCGCAAGTGAACGAGAATAATAATTATTCTGACTAGCACTAACAGCTAAGTTCAAATGTTTTTGACGTTTAGATAAATTTTTTGAACCGGTACTATAATGATATATTACCTTTTTCCAATAATAACTTTTACGCATTGTGTCGATTATTGAACCGGTAGGTGAATACTCTAATGCACTAATAGATGACGTAATATAAGTAAACTTTGTCGGCGTCGACGTTACTGTCCAAGTTATAGTATTTGTATTTGCGGTAGGGTCTGCTATCGAACCAGTAAATAAAGCAGCTGCTAAATCTGAGTTAAGTCGTACATTAGTATCGCCTGATAAATTAATAGTAATACCGCTTTGTAACGTACTTAAGTTTTGATAACTAAGTCTCCACCAAGTATCATCATTAAGATTATGCACATAAAAGTGATAACTTTGTATACTACCACTCGGAGCTAATGTTATTCCGTTGTCAACGCCTATTACAAAACTATTATACGTATTATTGTTATTTACAGCATTATACAATAAATATACTTCTGTTTCGCCACTGCCACTAACTCCCGAATAGTAAAAATGAAAATCTGAGTTCCATGTAAACGCTCCGCCTCCACCAGCTGGGTCTACGATGAATATACTATTGCCTAAGAAACTTGCAGTGGTTGGATAAGTGTTAACAATTGTTACTATACTACCACTTCTAATCAAGTTGATTTGACGATAAATAGCTCCTTGAGTTGTATCTGTTGAACTAGTTAAATACGATATATAATCATTCGTACCGATAACGTCATCAATTAAAATATTTGGATTGATGCTTTCTGATACAACCATTAAATATTCTGTAAGATTTTCTCCTGTATATTCTGAAACACTACCTGTTATTATCGTTTCATATGTATTATACTCAGATGCTATTTCTACTACACTTCCAGTTATTATAGTGCTATAATCATTTGTTTCTGCACTTGCCGTTGGAATAGCAGCATAAATAGTTTGTTCCCATTGTGGATTTTCAATCTTTGGTCTTTTAGTTACTGCTACCTTAGAACGTTCTAATACATGCGGTTCAATTAATAAACCAGTTGCTAAATTAGCACGTAATGGAACAAACTGTTTCAACATTTCAAATATTGAAAAATCATATAATGAAAATGCTCTAACATATTCATTTATATCCGTACGGTTTTTATACTTCTTAAAGTATTCTCTTGACAATCTATTTAACTCGCCGTACTCATTTTCAAATTCTGCTAATGGGTCAGCAAAATAATTGTTAAGATTGAAGTAACCTAAGTTATTAAATATGTCTTTGTTGATTTGTTCTTGAGGCGAAAATACTATGTTTAGTTTATTACTGTCAAGCGGAGCCGTATCAAATCTACTACGTTCTCCTCGTACGGCAGGGTCTAGATTTCTTACTAAGTAATTATCCTCTAAACGTATTTTTTCTGCACTTGCATTTAAACCTGCTACGGATGTACCGTATACATAATATGTTTCAACTATCGATGCGTAATTATCGCCATCAGGTCCTACTGCAAATCCAGATGCTGTTGCATCAGTTGCATAGTTTCTACCCCAAGTTACTGAATAATCTGGTCTATCCTTACTTGGGTGAGAAGATGATATATAAGTTTCTGTGTTATGATTGTATGTCTTATTATCCAAACCTAACGTATAGTAACGTACTAAATTATAATAAGAACCTGTTTCATTATTTGCTCTATATGAAGCTGGATTCAATGTATGATAATTATAAACTGTATCGTTTATAACTTCCATATATTCTTTATACCCTTGTACATTACCGTAAAATGTAGCCGGCGCAGTTACACCAGTACTACCAGTTAATCCACCTAAATATAAATAATTTCCAGAACCTTGTAATGACCAAGCATCTATTAACGGCGTAGTTATAGCAAATGTAGCTGATGCTGTTATCGGCCAACTTATTTTACCTTTAACTGAATCACTTGCTTTTTGAGCCGTTAATGTAATCGTTGCTGATGGAAACGATACTGTATTATATAATCGTAAATTCCAATATTCCCCATCAAATAACGGAGCCCATTGTGTAGATGCTGAAACGCTTGAACCTGATATTGCAAAATTAAGTCTGCCGTATAAACCTGAACCTGAATACGATGCAGTATGTTGCAATGTTATGTTCCATTTAATATCTGCTTTATTAGCATCAGAATGTGCTAATAAACTCATGCTACTAGTTATAGCTGGACGGAATCTAAATTCGATAGTATCGGGTGGACGACTTGTGCCTGTCGAACTTGATACATATGTTCTAGGCATCATTACATGAGAACCAGATATAGTTAATGCGTATGCAAATCTATCTTCTGTTACCGATGCTTGTTCTTTTGTTTCTAATGCAGGTCCACCGTACTCACGTATACTAACTAATGTTTGTGGAATACCATATGTATTTAATAAAGCCTTAATTGAACGACTAGTACCTTTAGTTTTTAATAGATACGGCATGTTTAAAACAATACGTCTCCAAACGTCTGTAACTAAATCTTCTTCTGATTTACTAAATAAACTGCCTGTCGATTGATATGAACCAGAACTATTTAAGCCTAATTTATATTTCCATAAGTCAGATGTTTGTCTACCATTAATTAAATTTACTCCGTATTGTTGTGCTAAAGA